TGTCTTTTGCATTAACTGTTATTGATGAAAGAGACAAGTTGGTTGAAAATAGGGCCAAAGGAGAATCATACTAATGTATGAATACTATGTAAGAAAAGTAGAAAATGTTGTAGATGGAGACACAATCGATGTGCTTATTGATTTAGGGTTTGATATTTTATTTCAGTCCCGTGTAAGATTGGCTGGTATTGATACCCCTGAGTCTCGCACCTCTGATAAGGCTGAAAAGGTATTAGGTCTTGAGTCAAAAGAATACCTTAAGAAATATTTAAAGGATGCAAAATCTGTTGTTATAAAGACTGAAAAAATGGATTCATCAGAAAAGTATGGTCGTATTCTTGGCTGGGTGTATGTTGATGGAGATACAGAATCACTTAACGATAAGATGATTAATGATGGATATGCTTGGGGATACATGGGTGATACCAAGGTAAAAGACTTTGAAGCACTCAAAAAGGCAAGAGCAAAGTCAGGCAAGTAATGATTCCATATGTTTTTAATACTAAAGAAGTTATTGGTCAAAGTTTAATTCATTTAATTAATATTCATTTTGAAGAAGATATAGTTGGTGTAGAAATTGGAACTGGCCATGCTCAAACTTTGTGTACTTGGCTTCAACAATGCAATAAAATAAAAACTATTCATTCAGTTGATCCATATAAACCATATCAAAATTTTTTAAAAAATCCATATAATGAAGAACCATTCTTTATAGGTGATGACAAAATTGCAGACTCTACAGAATTAACTGCAACTCATAACATTAAGTTTTCTGGATTTAAAGATAAAGTTGTTATACATAAAGAAGATAGTCTGTCTGTTTCTAAAAAGTTTAAAGATAATAGTTTAGACTTTATATTTTTAGATGGCTACTCAAATGCTAATGAAGTTGAAACAGATTTAAATGTTTGGTATCCAAAATTAAAAAATGGTGGACTTTTTTCTGGACACGACTGGGAAGTTTCTATTATACAAATTATAATTAATGAATTTAGAGAAAAAAATAATATAGTTAGCAACATTAGCACTTTTGATGAAGTGTGGGTGTGGAAAAAATGAGCCATGTTTTATATTTTACAGCAGACTGGTGTAATCCTTGTAAGAAAGTAAAGCCAATTGTTGAGGAAATGAACAAAGACAGTATAACTAAATTTCAAATGATTGATGTTGATTCAGAGATGGAACTTACTAAAAAGTTTGAGATCCGTTCTGTTCCAACATTTATATTAATTAAAGACGGTAAAGAAATTAAAAGAACTAATGGGGCACAAACAAGAGAGCAACTAGAGGCATTTATAAATGATGAAAAAAATATTCAAGATGATCTTCAACCCTGATGGCAAAAACATGATACCTGAAGAACAAGATTCAATTGATTACCTTCTTCTAAATGGTGGTCTTGAAGTTGTTGGATTAGACTCAGACAATGGTGAGTTTTTATATGCTTTTACCCCTAAAATTAAAGACCTAATGCCAGAACTATATAAAGAACACATCAGTGATGTAAATAAAAATGTATTAAAACTATGGGAAATGGGATATTTAGAGATTGATTTTATGCAGGAAGACCCTGTAATAACTGTTGGGGCAAAGGCTTTTGACTTGGGTGAGGTTTCAAAACTATCTAAGGATGACCAGTGGCATCTTAATGAGATAAAGCGTTTGCTTAAAAGGCGAGAAGTCTGATATAATCGGTATATGATAAACATTCAAGAAGGCGATTTCGTTATGGGCATGACCAAAGAGGGCATGATCCACGGTAAAGTAGAGCATATAATGGTAGAAGGTGGAACGCTTGGAACCCCTGGTTCAGAGTATGCTCTTGAGTCAATGCCACCAGATAATCCAGCAATGTCTGTTAGAGTGTATGAACAAGAAGATGATGAGTGGGAAGAGACTGCTTACAGCATTGGAATGATGTACCTAGATGCCAAAAAACTTGATACATTAGATGGACACATGATGGAGTCAGAAGTTGCAATGGCAATGTATGATTCATCAATTAATAAAGCCTATGAAGGCTGTGGATGTCCTACGTGCAAAGAATTAAATGTAAACTGTGAAAACTGTCCAGTTTGTAAGGCAGAAGCAATGAAGTCTGAGCATTCACATAAAAAAGAAATGGCTAATGCTCCATACGAAGATGCAGAAGACATGGATAAGGCAAAACCAAATTATGAAGACATGATTAAACCACGCAGAAGTGGATCTACTCCTTCTAATCCAAGACTTTATGAAGCAGTTGTTAGAGAAGCAAAAGATAAGTTTGATGTTTATCCTTCTGCCGTTGCAAATGGCTGGGTAGTTCAGGAATATAAGCGTCGTGGTGGTACCTATAAGGGAGAAAATATGGACAAGAGAGATTACTCAATGGATGCACGTAGAGATATGGCTGCATCAGGAATGGCAATGCCAGATGGATCATTTCCAATCGCAAACGGTGGAGACCTACAAAATGCAATTCAGTCTGTAGGACGTGCATCAAACTATGCTGCTGCAAAAGAACATATTGTTCGACGTGCAAGAGCACTAGGAATGATGGATATGCTTCCTGAAGATTGGCGCAATAAAGCAACAAAGGGTGTGGGGCAATGGAGTGGATCAATCTTTGATCTAAATCCATTTGTAAAGTAATGCCAAAGAAAAAAGCAAAATCATTTAATGCAACGCAAATAAAAGATGGAATGATTGTTCGTATGAATAAAAACGGTACAATTAAATCTATTCTTGGTCCATATGAAGTTAAGCATCCAAAGAAGGATAAGTAATGGCTGATACATACACACCTAATGCTGGAATGAAGGCTGCTGCAAGACGTGCTTTGAAATGGAAAGAAGATGGCAAAGCAACTGGTGCTGGTACTCCAGTAGGTTGGGGTAGAGCAACAGACATTGTTAATGGTGCTTCTATGTCTCTTGATACAGTTAAAAGAATGTATTCATTTTTTTCTCGTCATGAAGTAGATAAAAAAGGTAAAGGTTTCTTTGATGGTCCAGAGTTTCCATCTAATGGAAGAATTATGTGGGATGCCTGGGGTGGAGACGCAGGTTTCTCATGGAGTCGTGCAATTGTAGAAAGAGAAAAAACAAACAAAGTATGGGCAAACAGTCCATTTAGTTTTAGAAAAGGGTAGAGTATGGAAGACATGGGGATTGAAGAAGTAAAACAATTGGTTAACTTCTATAGACAAAAAGCATCTGATCTGGAGTTTCAGTTATTGCAATCACAACTTAAGTTAAATAGATTAGTTATGATGCAATCTGCACCAGTTCCTGCTACAAAAATAACCAAAACAAAATCTGAATAATAGATAAAATGGAATATGTTTTAGCCATCGGCTTGACATTAGTCCTGTCTTGGTCTATAATTGAATTAAGCAGGTATAAGGCTTTAAAGAATTTGAGCAATGTCAAGTATAGACAAAGTGACATACATCAAACTCTTATAAATCTTATACCGCAAAAATTAAATAGTAAAAAAGAAATTGAGTCTCAATCAGTAAAACATGCTGCTAGTACAATGATAAAAATTATTGTTATAGACAACAAGGCTTACTGGATAAAAGATAACATATTTTATTCTGCAGAAACAAGAAGTGGTGACATAGTAGAACATACTACAGAGCCAGTTAATGTTTCAACCATGTCTAAGAAAGATATGGATAAGATGCTTTTTATATTAGATAACTTACGAAAAGGAAAAAACGATGATAGTGGTAGTACAGGGAACGAATGAGTTTAACGACTACAGTGTATTTATTCGTGCTATGGGTGTTGCTCTATCTGGCATGAAAGAAGATGATCAAGAGTTTGCAATTTACTCTGTTGGTCCTGTAAGAATTAATGCCATGGTTTCTGAGTTCTCAAATCTTTCAGAGCGTGGGATGAAGGCAAGAGGAAAGAAAATTAAATACTACAAGGTTCCTGGCCAATGGGTTGAAGAAAACATGATGCATGTAAACTACTTTGCATTCTTATGTAACCCAAAGCAAACACCATCAAAGTTGGTTGCTAAGGCTGAATTAGAAAATATCGAAGTTGGAATTTTTAGATACTAGGGGGAAAGTATGATTGTAACAAGTTTAGAAAAGATGGAAAAGATTGTAAAAGGTAATAACAATCTTTCTTGGATTGGATGGGATGTTGTAGATCTAAAGAGATCTGATTCCGCACGTACTGCCGTTAATGGTGTGAGAGTAAAGGGTCTTTGGTATATGCAAAGAGTTTATAAGGTCACTCGTAACGGATGGGATATTCCAAACAGATATAGGGGCTAAACATGAAACAACATCTATGGAAAGATGCTGCAGAATGTTTAGGTTCTGACACAAATATATTCTTTGATGAATATGAAGAAAAGCCAGAAAGTAGATCCTTTGTTGACTCACTTTGTAGAACATGCCCAGTAGCAAAGACATGCTTTGCAGTTGGTGTATCTGGTAAAGAGTGGGGAGTTTGGGGCGGTATCTACCTAGAAGGTGGAGAAATCTCAAGAGAGTTTAGTAATCATAGATCAAAGCAAGAATGGTCTTTGACTTGGCAATCATTAACAATGGAGCAATAATATGTGGTCATGGGTATTAGCAGTAATAGGAGTAACAGGCATCTTCTTTGTTGGTCGTAAGACTATCTGGGGATGGTTTGTATTATTGTTTAATGAAGTACTTTGGATAGCATATGCATTGATAACTGATCAATATGGATTTATATTTTCTGCATTAGCATATGCAGCGGTATATATTAAATCATACTTACATTGGAAAAGAGAAGAAGAATGATTATACAAATTATAGGACTACCAGGTTCTGGAAAAACAGAATTGGCAAAAGCATTAAAAGAGCGTATCAACGCTATTCATCTTAATGCAGATGAGGTACGTGCAACAGTAAACTCTGATTTGGGATTTGCTCCTGAAGATAGAATTGAGCAGGCAAGACGTATGGGAGAGATGGCAAGACTTATCTCTAAACAAGGAGTAGCACCAGTAATCGTGGACTTTGTTTGTCCAACTGAATTAACTCGTGCTGCATTTGGTAAGCCAGATATTTTGGTATTCATGGATACAATTGCCGAGGGTCGCTTTGAAGATACAAACAAAATGTTTGAACGTCCAGACAATGCAGATGTATCATTTATTAGTCATAACTTAGATACTGAAGCAAAATCATCTTATATTATTGAGAAGTTTGGATTACATGATTGGTCTGCACCTACAACGCTTATGCTTGGCAGGTATCAGCCTTGGCACGAAGGGCACCACGCACTTTATAAAGAGGCTGGCAAAAGAACAGAGCAGGTGCTTCTTGGAGTTCGTAATACCTACAACACAAGTGAAAAAGATCCACTTAAGTTTGATCAGGTAAAAGAATATATTGCCAAGGATGAATTTATGGATGGTGCATTAGTGCTAAGATTGCCTAACATAACCAACATTGTTTATGGTCGTGATGTAGGATATAAGATTGAGCAAGTAGATTTGGGGGCAGACATTCATGCTATATCGGCTACTCAAAAACGTAAAGAAATGGGTATCTAAAATAGTAGATAAGATTAGTACAAAAAATATGGAGTGGCCTTCATGAACGTTACTAAGCAAAGATCTGCAACAAAAGCAATAACATGGCGTGTAATTGGTACAGCAGATACCTTTTTACTTTCTTGGTTTATAACTAAGGAGCCAGTCACCGCTGGCGCAATTGCAAGTTTTGAGGTATTGACAAAAACTATTCTTTATTATTTCCATGAGCGTGGATGGAATAAAGTTAAATGGGGTAGAAAATAGTGTATACAGATGCAATGCGTAGGGCTTTTCATTCAGTTATACCACCAAAAGGATTTGGTGTAAACATAATTGATAATGAACACTTTCTTACTATTAAGTTAGATGAAAAGCACTTTGCTGGACTTGTTCATGATGACAAGATACAGGCATTGCAGTATGTACTAACACTTAAAAATGCTCTTGAAATGGAAGGTGCAATTGTTTTAGTCACTAGAGAAGCAGTTAAACAGTGACTATCTTTATATCAATTGCAAGTTATAGAGATCCAGAATTAGAAAGAACTATTCATTCTGCTCTAGATAATGCATCCAATCCACAGGATTTACATTTTGGTGTAATGCTTCAAGAGTTTGAAAGGTTTGCACCAGATTTATCTTGGGTTCCAAACCTTACGCTAAATACTATACATCCCAAGATGGCAAGGGGTGCAGGGTATGCAAGAGCACAAATTATTCCAATGTACTCTGGACAAGACTACTTCTTACAAATTGATTCACATACAATATTTGAAAAGAATTGGGATCAACTGTGTATTGATCAATATAAAAAAGCACAAGAGATATCAAACAATAACAAGATAATTCTTTCTTACTTTCCTCCTCCATTTTATGTAGAGCCCGATAAAACAATTAGCATCATAAAGAACTCTAAAACACAACTGCCATATGCTACAAAGCAAAAGCCAATGCTTACAAAACGTGGTGAGTGGACGGCAGAAAGAGTTAAGTTAACAAATAAAAATCTTCCAGAGCAATCAACAACTATCTTGGCAGGCTTTGTATTTTCTAAAGGAGAACTTATACAAGAAGTTCCATATGATCCAGAGATTAGTTTCTTTGGTGAAGAACTATGTTTTGCTGTAAGGGCTTGGACTAGAGGCTGGGATATTTATTCCCCATGTGTAACAATTGCATATCATTTTTATATGCGTGAAGGATATAGCAAGGTTTGGAAAGATAGGAACCTTAGAGAAATATCATGGAAAGAGTTAGAGGTTATTTCTAAGGAAAAGCAAAAGCGTATTCTGTGCGGAATAGAGGGCGGTATATGGGGAGTAGGCCCTATTAGAACTATTACTGAATACGAAACACTAACAGGCTTAGACTTTAAAAAAATGTATAACGTTGACAGTGATACAATAGTAGTAAGAGAAAAGGAATAGAATGAGGATAGCAGTTATAGTACTTAGTTTATTTTCAGTATCATTTGCCATGGCATATTTTTCTGTACTCAAAAGACTTGAGGTCCTTACCAAGGCATTTGCACAATTAGTTGTTCTTAACTCTACTATTCAAGAGGCATTTGAAGCAAACATTCAGTCACCAGTAAGTAAAGAAGATCAAGACATACATAAAGAAAACTTTATTAAGTTTCTTTCTGATTCTCGTGATTGGGCATTTCAGTATATTGAAGATGTGCAAACACAATTAGAAACTTTTGTTAGAGACGTTGAACCAGAAATTATGTACTTTGATGAGTATGGACTTGTTGGAGATGCATACCCACACTATCACTCAATGAAAAAAATATCTGCAGCATATAAAGATTTAAAGAAGTTGCTTCCAGAGGAAGTCGATGATAGACGCTAGAGGCATCCCAACTTGTGAGTGCCCAAGTTGTGGTGGTACATTATTTAGAGCCTTGGTGTCTTTTGATTCAAGCACATATATGGTGGGTATGTATCATCTAGATATACAGTGCCATGACTGTGGTGCTCTTTGTACAGCACCAACACCTGTAGACCACCCTGAGAATCCAAGTCAAGATCATGGAATGAAAGAATGATTATTCCAAAATTAAAAAAATTTGAAGACAGTATTAGATATGATTATGCAGTTTGTGAAATAGAAGAGTGTGTTAATGAAGCAACAATACTTGCTATGACAGAAACAAGATACGTAGACTTCTGTGAAAAACATCACAGAGAATATATAGTGGGGAACAGATGAAAGATATTATATTATCAATAATAACAGGTTTTGGATGTGGCATTGTATTTGCTGCATTCAAATTGCCAGTTCCAGCACCGCCCGTTTTTGCGGGTGTTGCAGGTATCATAGGCCTATGGGCTGGCTACTACATACTAACGAAAGTTATATCCTAGGAGGAAATAATGAATGAAAAAATGAAGCAAATGTTAGCATCATACGGACGATCAGTTCTTGGTGCAGCAACTGCAATGTACGCATCTGGTGTGACAGATCCAGAGACATTGGCTTACTCACTACTCGGTGCACTAGTGCCCGTAATCTTGAGAGCAGTCAATCCATCAGACACGGCATTCGGACGTATGCCTGCTGAGTCAGACATTGAGGCAGCACTAAAGAGTGCTAAGGTTGTCAAGAAGGCTGCTAAGAAGAAGCCTGCTGACAAGAAGTAAGTTTATCTTACATAGAAGGGCGGGTCTTCGGACCCGCTTTTTTATTTCTCTAAAATATCTAGATACTTTTGTTTTAAGTTTTCTGCAGCAAAGTTATTCATAGCAATTTCAAAAGCCTGTTTCTTTTCTGCAATCTTAGACTTTTGTTTCATATAATCATCTACCATTCTTGCAAGATTTTTAGGGTCTGCATTATGTACATCAAGAACTGCTCTAGTTCTAAGTATACCAATTTTGTTAGACTTTGCCAGCCACTCTTGAGGAAGAATTTTGTTATTTGGAGATATGTCTGTCATAAATACTGGAAGACCAGACATAAGTGCTTCGTTCATTGGAAGGCATAGACCAGCATATCTTCTTGGCAATATCATTGCATCAAAGCCATCATACATATCTTCACGGCTTTCTGAATCTTTGTTGTCTATTACTAATCTTGGATCATCACATTTTATATCTAGTGGTGTCTGTGTTCTAACTACAACCTTAAAATCTTCTTCTGCATACTTAAGCATATCTATTACAGACTTTGTGCCATTTCTATCTTCAGAAGCAGCCTTTCCTCCAATATGAAGTATTCGATTATGATTTTTAGAAAGGTTATTTTCTCTTACTTTATCAAACAATGTATGATCTGTTGGCGGCGGTAGATAGGTAACATTAGTTTTACTACCAAATAACTCAGTCATATGATCAAAGTTCCATAGGCTAGGGCCAAGGAATACATCTGGCAAAGCAAAATCAGACCTATTTAAATGATCTAAGTACTCATAGTTATATTGCAATACAGTCTTAACTCCAACACGTCTGGCAAGGTCTATAAACTGATTACTATAAAATGTTTCACAGGTTAATACAACATCTAATCCACGAAGAAAAGATGTTATGTCTCCATTTCTAGGAAATCCTCTAACTGGCTGTATATCATATCCGTTATACCATTCTGGATGTTGCTTATTCCTATTAAAAGATGTTGAATTAATAAGCATAATCTTTGTTGGATTAAGCATGTTTACAAGTTCTCTTGTCTGGTTGCCAAGCCCAGTATTATCTGATCTTGCGATAATTCCTAGTCTCATTCAGTTAATCCCCATGCTTCATCATCAGATGTAAATTTTCTTGTACCCGCACGACCATCTAAGTGGTATGAACGTTTGATGTCTCCTTCTGGATGATATATCCAAAGTTTATGCTTAATCCAGCCATCATCTTGAACAACCCCG